CAGATTGGGTGCACTCTGGCGTATCACACAGTCTTCGGTGTAAACGTATAGATCAATTTCTTGTGGCCAGTTTTGCAAGAATGTATCAATCATCCGACTGGCATAGCGTTCGTATCCGCTGGCATTAAATGTTGTGACCACTGCGTATTTCATTTAGGTATCCATATTGTGTTTGTTTTGCTCTTGACTGGCGCTGGCTCATACGGACCACACAAGTCATTTAACCACTGTTGATGTAGGCTTCTATTGCCATTGTCTTCTAGTAACAGCCAAGGCCGATTACGTTGGATAGTATCTCTACTGCCTTCCAGTACAGCATCTTCAAAGCCCTCAACATCAATCTTGATCCAGTCCACACAGTCAAATTGATATTGGTCCAAGGTCACAAGCTCACATTCAAAATTTTCATATTCAGGATCAACGGAGAATTCTTGCACCTGTTGACTTTGTCCACACTTAAGCGTTTTCATACTGAACTTGGCTCGCTGTGGCTGATCACTAATGCCCACGTTGTAAAGTTTGACATTGGAGTAGTTTTCTAAATTGCGTTCTAATACCGCAAAGTTTTTCAGCACCGGCTCAAAACATATCACATGCTCAAACTGCTCAGCTGACGGTTTGGCAAAGATGCCAATGTTGGCACCAATGTCAATCATGGTTCGTTTGCGTGGTATGTTGTGGTACACATAGTATCGGTATCGTTGTTGATAGTGAACATCAACCACATCTTGTAGGCGCTCGCTAAAAAATCCATTGAGCGGTTCGGGCGAATACCAATGTGAATTTATTTTGTGCATATATAACTATTTACTTGCAATGAAGATCAGCCTTTTTAATAATTTTGGTGCAAAAAATTCAGCGCCGGTATTTCAAGCCATAGCACAAGGACTCATAAGTCAAGGTCACCAAGTGGTGTATCATGACTCCACAGCCGATGCTGCTGTGATTTGGAGCATGTTGTGGACCGGACGCATGCGGCCCAATCGTGAAGTGTATTATGCATTTAGAAGTCAGCAGCGGCCTGTGATTGTGGCCGAAGTGGGCATGATACAACGTGGTCAAACTTGGAAGATTGGGGTAAACGGCACCAATATTCACAGCTACCAGTTTGAGAATTTGATTCCAAATCGCGCGGCCAGCCTAAGATTGAATCTAAGAACATGGAGATCTGGCACCAACGTGATTATTGCCATGCAGCGGCAAGACAGTCAACAGTGGGCAGGCTTACCTCCTATCAATACCTGGTTAGCACAAACTGTAGCAACAATCAAAAAATACACTGACCGTCCCATAGTAGTGCGTCCGCATCCACGTGGCAACTGTCCAACGCCCATTGGTTGCTTGGTTGATAGACCCAAGTTCACTGTGGGCAGCTATGATGACTTTGATTTTGAGCGAGTGTTGGGCAGTGCTCATTGTGTGCTAAACTGGAACTCAGGTCCAGGGCCACAGGCCTTGATAGCAGGTGTGCCAGCATTTGTTGGACCTGACAGCTTGGCCAGTCCATTGGCTCATTGGGACTTATCACAAATAGAAAATCCTCCACGTCCTGATCGCACAGCATGGCTAGAACAACTGGCACACACTGAGTGGACTGTGGAGGAGCTACGTTCGGGATTGCCGTTTACACGCTTAGTCTTTTGATGTCGGCATCAACCATGTCACATATCATGGTTGCAAAGTCTGTGCGTGGCTGCCATCCCAACAATTCTCTAGCTCTAGTGCTGTCACCGCATAGACTGTAGAGTTCAGCTGGACGTTTAAATCTTGGGTCGCTCTTGACCAAATGTTGCCATTCGGATATGCCCACGTGTTCAAATGCCACACGACATAGGTCACCAATGGTGTGTTGTTGTCCAGTGGCAATCACATAGTCCCGTGCTGTGTCTTGTTGCAACATCAACCACATGGCTTCCACAAAATCGCCAGCAAAGCCCCAATCCCTAGCACTGTCCAAATTGCCCAGAGTCACAGAGTCTGCCAATCCCAGTTTGATACGTGCTACTGCGTCTGTGACCTTGCGGGTAACAAACTCGCGTCCACGCAAGGGCGATTCATGATTGAACAATATACCCGAACAGGCATACAGACTGTAACTTTCCCGAAAGTTGATGGTCATCCAGTGCGAATACAGTTTGCTGACACCATAGGGACTGCGTGGGCGAAATGGTGTTGTTTCACTTTGTTGTCCAGGCTCAGTGGCATTACCAAACATTTCACTGGTGCTGGCTTGATAGAATCGAGCATTGGGATTGTGTTGACGTATGGCGTTAAGCAAGTTCAGTGGGCCCATGCAGTTGACTTCTGTAGTCAGCTTGTTGAGGTCCCAGCTAATGCCAACAAAGCTCTGTGCAGCAAGATTGTAAACTTCTTGAGGCTTAATGGTCTGCATGATGTGATTCACACAGTTTTCATCAGTGATGTCGCCAGTCACAAGTTCAACATCGTTCTCAATGCCCAGCCAGCGAATATTGTCTAGATTGGGATTGGAGTAACGCTTGACCAGGCCATATACATGATAGCCTTTTTCAATGAGATATTTTGCGAGATACGGGCCGTCTTGGCCCGTCATCCCAGTTACCAGTGCAGTCTTTTTCATACTGCTATTTACAGTGCTGTTTAAAATAGGTCAACTTTTTCCCAGGGCAGTTTGGCTTTGCCAAAATGTCCATAGTTTGTGGTGTCGCTGTAAATGGGCCTAAATAGATCAAATTGTTCTATGATACCACGTGGTGTAAGGTCCACATTGTCTTGAATCCATTTTGCCAGCTCATGACTGTTGCCATCACTGTCCACGTAGAAGCTCATGGGCTGTGCCACACCAATGGCATAGCTGACCTGCACTGTGGCCCAGGATGCCTTTTGCGCAGCCACAATGTTCTTGGCCAAGTAACGCATCATGTAAGCAGCAGACCTATCAACCTTGGTGGGATCTTTGCCTGAAAATGCTCCGCCACCATGTGGTGCGTAGCCACCGTAGGTGTCCACGATGATTTTGCGTCCGGTCAGCCCGGTGTCTCCATCTGGACCGCCAATAACAAAACGACCAGTGGGGTTGATATAAAATTCTGTGCGATTGTCCACATAGTTTTCAGGAAGAATAGTTCTAATTATTTCTTCAATGGCATGACGCACACTTTCAATGCTGACATCGTCGCTGTGCTGAGTGCTGCATACCACTTTGCTGATACGCACAGGTTCACTGCGATCGTTGTATTCAAATGTAACCTGACTCTTGGCGTCAGGACCAATCCATGTGGTGAGGCCAGATTTTCTGATTCTAGCCAGCTCTTCCACAATGCGATGGCTCCAATATATGGCACTGGGCATGTAGGCATCGGTTTCGTTGTTGGCATATCCAAACATCAAGCCCTGATCTCCTGCACCAAATGTGTCTGTGCCCAGAGCAATATCTGCACTTTGGCCGTGCATGAGATTGGTGACGTTGACTGTGCGCCAATCAAAGCCAGGTTGTTCATAGCCAACGTTGCGTATGACTCGTTTGACTGCTGCTTCAACTTCTTCGTTGTGCAAGATACCTTTGTATTCACCTGCCACTACCACTGTGTCTGTGGTCACAAGAGTTTCACACGCACACCTTAGGCGGTTGTCATGCTTGCTCATCACAAGATCCAACACTGCATCACTGATGGCATCAGCCACTTTGTCTGGGTGACCTTCACTTACACTTTCACTTGTAAACAAATAACTCATAAAATTAAACTGTAATATCTTCCATACCGGCTGTGCGCAGCCGTACAATATGACCCATTTGCCACTGTTTGGTTTCAAGGCCTTTCATCACGCCCAGCCAACGGTTACGCAGCAAGGCCACTTCGTTAATGATAGTCTCAAAGTCAATGACTTCGTCTTCGCCATCCACGTACTTTTCAGCGTCCCTACTAGTTAGTGCGCGAGCATAGGCTTCAAGATATTTTTGAAAATGCTTTCTGCGAATTTTGCGCAACTGAATGTTGAGAAACTGAAGCACAGCTTCAATCTCTTGTAGTTGATTGAACCTGTGCTCGGTGTGCCCTGGCAATTCCTTGATGTTGCGTTCGACCAAGCCACCAATTCTACATTCGCGCTTGGCTTCTTCTAGTTCGCGTTCATAGTGAGCTATGAAGTCTGGTATGGCATCCAGACCAGCAACTATGCGACTATACCACATCACTCATCCCATTCGTCTTCGTTGTAATCTTCTTCTTCAGAATCTTCGTCTTCGGCGTAGTCTTTGTCGTTGTCCAGGTAACTGGTCAAGGCCGTTTTGATATCACGATCGCCCTTGAATGCTTCTTTGATCTGCTCAGCATCACAGTCATTGTCCATCAATATCTGTACCACTGTTTCGGCTGCTTCGGTACGGTCAACAGTGTTGATGTATCGTTTTAGTTCTCCCCAAATGTCACTTACCACTTGTTCTGTCATTCTGTGTCCTCCTCAGCGGTACTTACCGTTTCTTTTTGATTTTTAAAGTCGGCCATGAGTCGGTCCAAACAACCATCTTCATTTGATTCCCAACCTTTGCGGAAGAACTTGATAATTTCTCCGTCTGAAGTTACAAACATCAGTCGATTGCCATCTTTCTTGAGTAGGCCTTTTTTCTCAGCCAAGTCAGTGAGTCCAGAATAAGGGTTCATGCCAGTTTCATAGGGAATCTTGACCTGCACACCTTCAAAGGGTTTGGCATAGCGAGTTTTCATTACCTTGCAGGCCGATCGAATGCCCATGACTTCTGAGATCTTGTTGCCATCCTCGTCCTCTTTGAGTTTGAGTTTCTTCATGGCCACAACAATAGAACTGGCGTAAATGAAACCTTGACCGCCGGAGATTTTATCATCAGGGTCAAACATATCCTGTGATGCGTAGGTGTGATTGGTACAGACCAGGCCCACGTTGTATGAACCAAACATGTTCACACAGTTACGCACCAAGGCAGTGAGAGCTTTGGGCTTACGGCCCAGATCACCCTTCATTTCGCCTGAATCAAACTGATTCACATCAGTGGGCGTCAACAACATGCCCAGTGAGTCAATCACAAACATGACCTTGGGACGCTCGCCTTCGGCCAAGGCTTTGTAGTCACTCATGAATGTTGATATGGTCTTGGCCACATCATCAATCATGGCCATGCTCAATTTGAGCAGTTTGCTTTCACTGGTGTCCACGCCCAAGGCCTTGAGCCAGTCTTCGTCTAGTGCATTTTCACTGTCAATTAGCACC